GTTCAATGTCGTTGCGACCGCGGACGGCACAGACCACAGCTTTGATGCCCTGGCTACCGCCACGGACGACTACAAAGCGGGCAGCTACTTCGTCCAGGTTCGCGTCACTGCCGGCGCGGAGTCCTTCGTTGTCGAGTCGGGATGGTGCGAAGTCACCGCGGATCCCGCGTCCGGGGTTGCCGTCGACCATCGCTCGTGGGCGCGCAGGACATTGGACGCGGTTGAAGCCTTCATCGAGGGCAATGCCACGACGGCGCAGCAGAGCATGTCGATTGCTGGCCGGTCGATTTCTCGCTGGTCGCTATCGGAGTTGATGCAGTTTCGGTCGCAGCTTCGCGGCGAGGTTCGCGTGGAAGAGCAGGGCGAGTCCGCGGGGCTTGGTCGCGACATCAAGGTGAGATATGGCCGGCCTTCTTAGCCGCGTGTGGCGCGCAATCAAGAATCGTCAAGCGCCAGCACGATACGGCGCGCGCATGTACGAATCCGCCAGGCAATCGCGTCTGACAGCGGATTGGGGCAGCGCTTCTGACAGCAGCGCTGACTCCGAGCTCGTCTCTAGTCTGCGCGTTTTGCGCTCGCGGTCGCGCGCACTGTGTCGAGACGTGAGCTATGCGAAGCGTGCTCGGTCACTCGTGGTGAATAACATCATCGGCACCGGCATCGGGATGCAGGCTCAGGTCTACACATCCCGCGACGAGCTAAACGCGAGGGTCAACGACGACATAGAGACGCAGTGGTGCAAGTGGGCGCGCGCCGATTCCTGCCATGTGGCCGGGAGGATGTCGTTTTCGGACATTGAGCGCTCGCTGATCGGTGAGGTGTTCGAGGCTGGCGAGATGCTGGTGCGGAAGCATTACCGGCCGTTCGGTATGTCGCAGATTCCCTTCGCTCTGGAGCTCATAGAGCCAGAGCGGTTGGTTGATGACTACACGGCGCCATGGCTCGTTGCTGAAAATGGCAACGAGATCCGGATGGGCGTCGAGGTCGATGGGTATGGTCGTCCAGTTGCGTACTACATTCGCAAACGCCATCCCGGCGAGCTTCGGTTCACGAACCTATCGCCAGACGAAGTAGATCGGATTCCAGCGAGCCAGATCCTGCACCTAGCCATGGTTGACCGCTGGCCTCAGACCCGCGGAGAACCGTGGATGGCTTCGGTCATTCGAACATTCAACGACATGAGCGGGTACGTCGACGCAGAGATCACCCGCGCGCGGATTCAAGCCTCACCGCCGTGGACGATCGAAACTCAGGAAGACGCAGTTTCGTTCGGCGAACAGAAGCCAGACGGTTCCGTCGAGATGACGGTCGAGGCCGGCGTCGTGAAGCGGCTGAACCCAGGGGAGAAGCTGAATGCGTCTCCTGTGAATTCGCCGAACCCGCAAGTTGAACCATTTATGCGCTACCTGCTGCGGAATCTCGCGGCTGGCATCGGCGTCAGTTACGAGTCTCTTTCGAAGGACTACTCGCAGAGCAACTATTCGAGCTCGCGGCTGGCTCTGCTCGACGACCGGGACCTGTGGCGGGTGTTGCAGTCGTGGTTCATTTCCAGCTTCCGCGAGCCGATACATCGCGAGTGGATGCAGCAGGCGGTGACGGCTCAGGCATTCAAGACGTTTTCAGTCGATGAGTGGGCATACAACCGCGAGAAGTTCGAGGCGGTTCGGTTCCGTCCGCGCGGCTGGGGCTGGGTCGATCCGACGAAGGAAGTGGAAGCCTTCAAGGAAGCCGTCCGCTCCGGCTTCATGACCATGCAGGACGTGGTCGCCACCAGTGGCGCAGACATCGAGGAACTGTTCGACCAGCGCAAGAAGGAAACGGATCTGGCAAACGAAGCTGGCCTCGTGTTCGACACCGATCCGGCGCAGGACAAGGCGAAAGAGCTAGAGCCTGATCCGGTAGAGCCAGAACCGGAAGAGCCGGAAGAAACCGAACCCGAAGAACCCGCTGAACGGCGGGTTTTTTCTTTCCAGAGGTAGGCAATCCATGACTCAAATCTCAACCCAGGCGATGCCTGGAGGCGGGACCGTGGGCGCTTTTCCAGAGAGGCTCGCGCCGCTCACCCGCGAGATCGACACGCTGTCAATTCAGGTTCGTGACGAGGATGGCGCGCCGACCAAGTTGACCTTCGCGGCCTCGAGCGAGGCTCCGGTCAAGCGATGGGACGGAGACGAAGTCCTTTCGCATGCCAACGGCGCGGTGCGCATGGATCGCGTGAAGCGTGGAGCCGTTCCGCTTCTCTTCAACCACAACTGGGACGACCCGGTCGGGATGGTCGATGCGGCGCGCCTCGAGGAGAAGCGCCTCGTCGTCGACGCACATCTGTTCGACACGCCGCGAGCGAGAGAAATCCGCTCGATGGTCAACGGCGGCCTCAAGAACGTGTCGCTGATGTACCGCATTCACGTCATCGAGCACGACAAGGACGAAGAGACATACACGGCGCGGGACTGGGAGCCATTCGAGGTTTCCATCGTGACCATCCCGGCAGATCCGACCGTCGGCATCGGCCGATCACTCGGAGAGGAACTCGAGGTGCGGATGTTCCGCGCCTCAACCCCTGTTCATCAACCGGCGCAAAGCGCCAATAGGAGCGTAACCATGTCCGACAAGGACGCCGCCGCGGCGGGCGCAAGCGCCGAAGTCAATCAGGAAGTTCGAGCCGAGGGCGGCAATCAGCGCGCCGAGGCCGATCCGGTGAAGTTCGAAGCCGAGCGGGTCGAGTTCATTCGCGACTACGTCAAGCAGAACAACTTCGACGAGCGCTATGCGCGCCACTGGATCGAGAGCGGCAAGTCCGCGCTGCAGATCGGCAAGGAGGGCATGGCCATCTTGGAGAAGCGCAGCCAGGACGCGAGCAACAGCATCGGCTACATCGACCTCTCGAAGAAGGAGGTTCGGCGCTACTCGCTGATGCGCGCCCTGCGTGCCGCCATCAACAACGACTGGAAGGATGCGGGCCTCGAGCTCGACGCCAACCGGGAGTTGGTGCGGAAGCTCGACAAGGAGCCGCGTTCGGCGAAGAGCTTTTTCGTTCCTCTCGACATCATGATGCGCGACCTGCCTTCGGCGCAGCCGAACATGCAGAAGCGCGACATGACCGTCGCGGGCGTGTCGGGATCGAACTACCTGGTCTCGACCGACAACATGCCGGGCAACTTCATCGAGCTGCTGCGGAACACCTCTGTCGGCCTGCGCATGGGCGTTCAGCGCCTGGCCGGCCTCAAGGGCAACGTCACCATCCCGAAGATGACGGCAGGCAACACCGCCTACTGGCTGTCGGATGAGACGACGCAGATCACGGAAAGCCAGCCGACGATCGGCCAGCTCTCCCTGGCGCCGAAGAATGTAGCCGCGCTGACGGAACTCTCGCATCAACTGCTCACGCAGTCGACGCCGGATGCCGAGGCCCTGGTGCTGCAGTCGATCGCTCGCGACATCGGTCTTGCGGTCGACGTCGGCATCCTGCGAGGTTCCGGCTCGGCCGGTCAGCCGACGGGCATCGTGACCACGCCGAGCATCGGCAGCGTCTCGGGCACGTCGCTGGCCGCAGGTGGAGCTCTGGAGTTCCAGAGCGACGTCGCTGGTGCGAATGCCTTGAATCCGGGATGCGGCTATGTCACCACGCCGGCTGTCGCGGCGCTGCTGATGGCGCGTCCGGAGCTCCCGAGCACCGGCACCACGCGGCTCTGGAAGGGCAACATGCTTACGGGGTCGATCTTCGACTTCCCGGCCATGTCGTCCGCCCAGATGTCCACGGCGACGATGCTCTTCGGCTGGTGGCCGTCGGTCATCCTCGCCGAGTGGGGCGTGCTCGAGCTCATGGTCAACCCGTTCAGCGACTTCACTCGCGGGCTCACGGCCGTTCGCGGCTGGTACACCTGCGACGTGGGTGTCCGCTACGCGGGCGCCTGGTCATACGCCTCGAGCATCACCTGATGAAGGTGCGGGTCGTGCGCCCGCTGTGCGTTGGAGGAATCCGCAGGGAGGTCGGCGCCATCGTCGACCTCCCCAACGCGCAGGAGGCGATTTCATCAGGACGGGCCGAGCGGATCGTGGAGGCAGCGCCTCCCGTCGGCCCGATGACCACCGAGACCGTGCCAGAAATTGTGGCCGGTAAGAAGCGCAAAGTCGCGCAAAAGGAACAGGACCATGTCG